TGGTTTCTGCATAAACATAACAAATGAGGTGGGGATTAAACCCCACCCACACAAATTTGGCTATCGCTTCTAGGTATCAACTAAGGCGGTAGCCTTTTTTTATGCCAAATACTCAGGTAGCTTATTCGCTTTGCTTACGAATTGATGATATGCACTTGTAACCTTATAGTGGTTATAGAAGAAATGCTTCTTAAGTGTTTTCCATCTCGATTTCTCTAACATAGGATATCCAAATGAAAGTACAACACATTCGTAGTGTTGATAATTCCTACAAGTTTGTATATTCCAAAACTTAGTTAGATCTAAATCTGTGTAAGGTCTTTGCCTTCTACGTTGTTGTGGAGCACCTTCATACAATGAATCGTCATATACAATATGCAACGTAATACCACCATCAGACCACCAAGGGACTTCATCACAAGGTCTTTCGACAGTGTTAATACAATTATCATACCAATGGATATCACACTTAAGGTTATCTACATCTGATATGAATTCTTTCTTTTGTTCTTTGGTGTTGAATAATACACCAATGTATCTGTGCTTAGAATCGTCATGGCCTTGACAGGATGTAAAGGTTAAGTAACCCTTCTCATGTAACCCACGCACAGCATCTTTAATCTCAGGTTCTAGGTTATTGTCTATGATGTCAGAATATTGGCTAACGAATGAACTAACATAGTTACCGTCCTCATCTTTAAAACAATATGTTCTGCCGTTGATCAGATGGTCATTACCTTTGACAAACATAGCATAACGATGACCATCTTCCACAGTTTGCAGAAGAGGTTCACTTGATTCATATTGGTGTTGGTATGGGACAACTATTTCATACTGGGGCCGCAACTTCTTATCTCCTACTTATAGATTTCAACGTGGACAGAAAACCCGACTTGATGTTTTGGGTCTCCAACTTGGTGACCGCTATCATGATCGAAAGGTCCTGTTACATATGTATCACGATCAGGGCTTCCAGTATTTGGCATATTAAACCCTTCCATATACTTTTGCGCTTCTTCTTTCGACTCAAAGAAATAACTGTTTTTCGTGTGCATGTCGATCTCTTTCTCTGTTGCTATACCATCTTTATATATGATTCGAAATGCACAGTCAAGCATTATTTTTGAGTATAAATAGACATGAAGAGGAGAAACTATATGACTATATGCACAGTAACCCCCAAAGCAGATGCACAGATTAGTAGGCTTTGTATTGAGAACGATTGTTATGCGATTAGCCTAAACCTTAAAGGTGGTGGTTGCGCAGGATTTGAGTATGATTGGGGCACAATGCAATCAGATGAAGTAAACCCTCAAGATGAAGTCATTGAATGTGAGTCTGGTAACTTCGTAATTAGCACAGCTAGTGTTATGTTTCTAATTGGCACTGAAGTTGACTATGTGCAAAGTCTCACAGGAAGCAACTTTGAAGTCAATAACCCCAACGCTAAGAGTAGTTGTGGATGTGGAGTTAGCGTAAACTTCGACCTCGATGCTCTAGCTGTCCCACAATTCTAAGGAAAGACCATGGCAACTTTAACCAAGAACGAGAACTTCTTACAACCAACTGGATACAAGGTATCAATCAATAGGAAAAACTATCCTAACCTTGAGTTCTTTGTTCAATCGGTAGTACACCCATCAGTATCTGTAGCACAGACTGAGGTACAGTATAGTCGTGTCGCAATTCATACTGCTGGTGATAAGATCCTGTATGACGAATTGACTATGGAGATCCTATTAGATGAGGACATGAGTGGTTATAAAGAAATGTACACATGGTTAGAACGCTTGGTTGAGACTAAAGATGTTCGTGCGAGTGATGCAGGAGTTTCTTCAGTAGCCGACATTACACTGTCCATACTGTCTAGCCACAACAACACAACGAACAAATTCATCTACAGAGACTGCGTCCCAACTTTGCTTGGGAGTGTAAACTTAACTGCTAATGCGGCGGATGTGCAATACATCACTGCGCCGATATCGTTCAGTTTTACCTACTTTGATATCGTATAGATAAGGTATATAAAATGATTATGGAGTTTGATAATGAACCTAGAAACTGTTCTGGAAATGTGGAAAACCGATAGTGTTATTGAGCAATTCAACCTAGATGAGACTAGTAGAAATTCACCAACACTACATGCAAAGTATCTAGAACTTCTGTCAATTGCCAAGTTGCAGTTGAAGAAGGCAGAACTTTCACAAAAATCGCTGTTAAAGAAAAAGTGGCTCTACTATAATGGTAAGCTAACTCAAGACCAAATTGAAGATTTGGGTTGGGAATACGATCCGTTCAATGGTCTTAAAGTTCTTAAGGGGGAAATGGACTACTATTATGATGCTGACACCGATATCCAAAAGACTGTGGAACTAATCACACTGCGACAGACTAACGTAGAAGCACTTAAGGAAATCGTTACTAACATCAATTGGAGACATCAAACAATTGGTAACATGATTAAATGGAGGCAGTTCGAAGCTGGTGGATAAATTAGTAATAACCCAAAAGAATCAATCTGTATGTCTTGTACACACAATACCCGGAATAGCAAATGAATTAGTTGACTTTTTCTCATTCTATGTGCCAGGATACAAGTTCGTACCATCGTATAGGAATAAGATGTGGGATGGAAAGATCCGACTCTTTAATTCTCAGTCATGCGAGTTGCCCATTGGCCTGTTCTCATACGTAGAAGAGTTCGCCAAGGCACGTGGTTATGTCATTGAAATTGAGCACGATTCATACTATGGCAGACCCGACTCGGTTAATGATATCGACTTTGATGATCTAGTCAACTTCGTAAAAGGACTAAAGTTAACAAGTCGGGGTAATAAGATTGCTCCTAGAGAATACCAATTAGAGGCAATGGTAGAAGCTGTTCATCGTAAAAGAGCCATTCTACTATCACCAACAGGATCTGGTAAGTCATTGATCATCTATATGCTGATGCGGTGGATGCTACAGAACTCTACTAAGAAGGTGCTAGTTGTTGTTCCCACAACATCCTTGGTGCAACAGATGTATGCAGATTTCGAAGACTACTCAACCTATGACGAGAGCTTTGATGTAGAGAAGGAAGTGCACAGGATCTATTCTGGTAAACCTAAGATGAACGTGAGCCAACGTGTATTCGTATCGACATGGCAGTCTATCTACAAATTGGGTGGAGTATGGTTTGAGCAGTTTGGCACCATCTTTGGAGATGAGGTGCACAACTTTAAATCCAAGTCACTTACTGGCATCATGAATAAGAGTAGAGAAGCTGAGTATAGATTTGGTACAACAGGTACACTTGATGGGACTAAAACACACAAGTTAGTGTTAGAAGGACTATTTGGACGTATATATAATGTTACAACCACCAAGAAGCTTCAAGACGATAATACATTAGCACCGTTAGATATTAAGGTTCTATTGCTTAAATATCCAGAAGATGTTAGAAAAGCTTGGGGTAAGAAAGACTACCATGCGGAACTAGACTTTATTGTAAAAAATGAAGCAAGAAACCGTTTAATCACTAACCTAGCTTTAGATCAGAATGGGAACACGTTAGTTCTCTTTCAATATGTTGAAAAGCATGGTAAAGTACTATATGAGTTAATTAAGAACAAAGCACACAGTAAGCGTAAGATCTTCTTTGTGTCTGGTGAGGTAGATACTAATGATAGGGAAGCAATCAGGCAAATCGTTGAAACACAAAAGAATGCAATCATTGTAGCAAGTTTAGGTACGTTCTCTACAGGGATCAATATTCGTAACCTACATAACATTGTGTTTGCATCACCGTCTAAGTCACAGGTTAAAGTCCTACAGTCTATCGGACGTGGACTGCGTAACTCAGATGATGGATCGACTACACAGTTATATGATATTGCAGATGATCTACACTGGAAGAGCCGAAAGAATTACACCCTTTTACATTCGGTAGAACGTGTTAAGATATACGCAAGGGAATCGTTTAAGCACAAAATATATGAAGTGGAACTAAAACAATGAGTGATATAAGACAGTTTAAGATAGTAGATGGCTCTGAGATTGTCTGTGACGTAATAGATTGGAACAGTGATGAATCTGATGAGATTGTCATTAAGAATGCCCTAGTCATACATTATGTGATGAAGGATGAGCATCGTATGTGCTCTATGCGTCCGTGGATGCTACAACAAGTACAACATGATATGATTATGGTTTTGAATGCTGGACACATCACTCTTGATGCACAGCCCGCACCAGAGACTATAGATAACTACACAGAAACAGTTAAGTTTCTTCAAGTAGATATGAATCTAGAAGAGGCTGTTGAGGAATCTATAGAGGAAAGCCTGTCTATCGTGACAGAAGAAGAGAAGAATAACATCATTTCCTTTTTAAAGAATCGCAAAGATAAGTTGCATTAATACTCTCTCCCCTGTTTCCCAAAGTGTTACTTTATTATACTATGGAATAGCAATTCTGTCAACCCCTAAAATGAATAAACCTTCACTATTTTATGCTTTACAACCTGTGTCATATGTGGTACAATAATTGTAATTGAAAGGAGCCACTAATGGCACGAACCAAAAGAGCTAGTATTCACTACGTTAACAATGCAGAGTTTTCTGCGTCTGTTGTTGAGTATGTGAAGACTGTTATGATTGCTAAGGACAATGAGGTTGCACTACCTATTGTTCCTAATTACATTGCTCAATGCTTTCTAAAGATTGCTGAAGGACTGTCTCACAAATCTAACTTCATTCGGTACACTTACCGTGAAGAGATGGTTATGGATGCAGTTGAGAATTGTTTACGTGCAGTTGAAAATTACAACATTGAGGCGGCTACACGTACAGGTAAACCCAATGCGTTTGCTTACTTCACTCAGATCTCTTGGTACGCATTCCTTCGACGGATCGCTAAAGAGAAGAAACAACAAGACATTAAGTACAAATTTATGACAACTCAAGGCGTTGAAGCGTTTATGAGCCTAGATATGTCTGAAGAGTTTAGTAGGTTGGTTGGTACTAACTATGTTGATATCTTGAAAGATCGTATTGAAAAGGTCAAAGAGAATGATACTGTTGTTAAAGAGTTTGTTAAAGCGGAGAAGAAACGTAAGAAGCGAGAAGTTAAAGCCGATTCTGATCTTAGTGAGTTCCTAAACGATAAGGACTAATTTATAAATGAAAATTGCAATTCTAAATGACACCCATCTTGGGGTGCGCAATAGTGATGATATCTTTCTCAATAATGCTGAGAAGTTCTATACTGATGTATTCTTTCCTCACCTTTTAGCGCATGATATTAAGCATATCGTGCATCTTGGTGATTACTTTGATAACAGAAAGTTCATTAACTTCAATGCTCTTAATCGTAACCGCCAGTTCTTTCTTGCGAAACTGAGAGACTATGGCATTACCATGGACATCATCTGTGGTAACCATGACACATTCTTTAAGAATACTAATGAACTGAATAGCTTGAAAGAGCTACTTGGTCACTATATGAATGAGATCCACATTGTACACAAACCTACAGTGATGGACTACGATGGCATGAAGATGGCATTGTTGCCTTGGATTTGTGATGAGAACGAAGCCGAAAGCCTAGACTTCATTGCAAACTGTAAGGCGGATATCTTGGGTGGTCACCTAGAGCTACAGGGTTTTGATATGATGAAGGGTGTGGTAAACCCTAAAGGTATGGATCCTACGTTGTTCTCTAGGTTTGAGTTGGTTATGTCTGGACACTTCCATACTAAATCGAATCAAGACAACATTCATTACCTTGGATCTCAGTTAGAGTTCACTTGGTCTGATGCTCATGACAACAAATACTTCCATACATTAGATACCGAAACACGTGAGATTACCGAAGTGCGTAATCCACATACTCTGTTTCATCGTATATATTATGACGATTCTCATAAGTCTGATAAGTATGACGCATACGACTTCAGTCAAGTAGATGGTAAGTTTGTAAAGATAATCGTATTAACTAAGATTGACCTCTTTACATTTGATCGATTTGTTGATAGAATACAAAACAGAGACATTCATGATCTTAAGATTGCAGAGACCTTTCAAGAGTTTCTTGGTGATAAAGTATCTGATGAAGGTATATCGGCTGAAGAGACTTCTGTATTGCTAGATGCCTATATCGAAAATGTCGAAACAGAACTTGACAAGGATCGATTAAAGATGAGCATGCGAGACCTATTTACTGAAGCTCAGTCGTTGGAAATAGTATGAAAACTATTATACACATTAACAGGAACATCATTCAGCGTAATAACAAACGTAATGAGAGTAAGCCTGTAGTTCGAGTAGAACAGGGTCGTGATATCACATACTGTATGGAAGTTGATATCAAGGGATCTTCAAAGATGATTTACCGTCCCGACTCCCCTAGACCATGTGGTGCTAAACTGTGGATTGAAACTGAAGCAGACGTTGAGATGATAGGTGTGACATGATTGTATTTAAAACTCTTAAGTATAAGAACTTACTATCGTCTGGAAACACTTGGACTACGATAGACTTTACTGATACTAAATCCACACTCGTACTTGGTCATAATGGCGCAGGTAAGTCTACTATGTTAGACGGTATCTCACTTGCTCTATTCGGAAAACCACATCGTAGCATTTCAAAGGGACAGTTAGTCAACTCAATAAACAAGAAGGATTGTGTCGTTGAGGTAGAGTTCTCTATTGGGCAGACCGACTTTAGGGTTGTGCGTGGTATTAAGCCTACTAAATTTGAAATCTACAAAGATGGTGGTATGATCAACCAGTCATCACATGCACGTGATTACCAGCGGATCTTAGAACAGAACATCTTAAAGCTTAATCACAAATCATTCCATCAAATCGTTGTGCTTGGTTCGTCATCATTCGTACCATTCATGCAGTTGTCTTCGGCACATCGTCGTGAGGTGATTGAGGATCTCTTGGACATTGGTGTATTCTCTAAGATGAACGAATTGGTTAAAGAGAAGAACTCTGAACTCAAAGAGAACATTCGTGGGACTACATACCAAATTGATCTATACCAAGAGAAGATTGGCCTACAGAAGAAGTATATTCGAGAGGTTGAGAACCTAAGCGGTGAACAAATTAGTGATAGTGAAGAGCAAGTTGATATGTCTCGTGAAACTATTCGTCAATTGCAAGAAGAGAATGAATCTATTGGTCTTGAGATAGAAGCCCTATCTGATGGTCTGTCTGATGGTCTATCCACCACTAACAACAATAAGACATCGCTGTTACATTTCCAAGCGACTATTAGTCAACAGATTAGTACGGTGGTCGCTGAAGCGCAGTTCTTTGATACTAATGATAACTGCCCCACATGTGAACAGGGCATCACCGAAGATCTTAAAGGGCAGAAGCTTAAAAAGGCTAAGAGTCGTGCGGTTGAACTTAAAAAAGGATTGACCAAGGCTAATAGTGAAGCACGTACCATTGAGGATAGGCTGACTGTATTGAATGAAAAGGTACAGATAATTGCTTCGAAAACAAACGACACTAATGCTAACAATAGGGAGATCGCTAGACTACAATCTCACATCAAAGATCTTCAAGATAAAATGGAAGCTATTCGTGGTAAAGATGGTGACATCTCTAAGGAGCGCAACAACCTTGCAGATCTACAAGAAGAGCGTGAAACCGCATTCGAAACTCGTCTTACAGATAATGAGACATTAGCATACAACATTGCTATGAGTGAGATGCTTAAAGATACAGGCATCAAGACTAAGATCATTAAGCAGTATTTGCCTATCATCAATAACTTGGTGAATAAGTACCTACAAATTCTAGACTTCTTTGTACACTTTAATCTGGATGAGAACTTCAGTGAGACTATCAGATCACGTCATCGTGACACATTCTCATACGATTCATTCTCAGAAGGCGAGAAGCAACGCATCGATCTAGCACTACTATTCACTTGGCGCATGATTGCTAAGATGAAGAATTCGATATCCACTAACCTATTAATCCTTGACGAAACATTTGACTCGTCATTGGATCATGATGGGGTTGACAATCTAATGAAGATCATATATAGTTTGGGAGATGAAACAAACGTATTTGTAATCTCACATAAAGGAGAGATCTTAGACGGAAAGTTCGATAAGAAGCTAACCTTCTTTAAGGACAAAAACTTCAGTAAGATGAAGTAACTACTTGACATATAGTTCTAACTGAGCTATACTAATTTACATTATAACTATGGAGCCATATGATGGAACTATCTGAAAACACGCTATCAATCCTTAAGAACTATGCTGGTATCAATTCCAACATGGTCATTGAGAAGGGTAACACTGTCCGAACAATTTCGGAAGCCACTAATATCTTGTCATCAGCACAAATTGTTGAAGACTTTCCGACTACATTCGGTGTATATGACTTGAACTCATTCCTTGGGGTGTTGTCCTTAGTTGATACTCCCAATCTAGATTTCTCTGACGACTATCTTACCGTTAGTGATTCTTCTGGTAGAAGTAAGATCAAGTATTTCTATTCAGATCCTGAGATGTTGACTAAACCACGTAAGAATGTGGTAATGCCAACAAGTGACGTAAACTTCACATTAGATGCTGACACTCTAGGTCGTGTTAAACGAGCCGCATCCGCACTAGGACATACAGAGTTATCCATTACAGGCAGTGATGGTGTGCTTACATTGTCTGTTGTTGACAGTAAGAATGCCACTTCTAATGTATACTCTATCGACGTAGTTGGTGACTTTGACACTACTGCGACATTTAACTTCATTGTAACAATTGCTAATCTTAAATTGATCCAAGGCAATTATGAAGTTTCTATCTCATCAAAGAACATCTCACTATTCAGTTGTGCCGAACTTGGCATCTCTTACTGGATTGCATTCGAAAAATCATCAACATACGGAGCTTAAATTATGAGCAAGAATACACCTACCCCAACCCCTACGACAGACGAGCATGCTCAGGCATATAGCCTGATGGCTCAAATTGGACGAAGTACAGTCGCAGTTATTGACGCTATTGTACAACGTGGTGGATTTCGTGGAGAAGAGCTTTCTACAATTGGCACATTGCGTGATCAATCCATTCAAGCTATCTCTTTGTCTGAAGCATATGAAGCGAAGGGAAGTAAGTCGTAAACTAGAGGTTTACAACCACTCCAATATACTATATAATGAATTTACTTGATCATGGAGAATGTGAATGTCTAAAGACTTTTTATGGGTAGAGAAGTATCGCCCAAAGACTATTAAAGATACTATCTTGCCTAAAGATTTGAAAGATACTTTCCAAGGTATCGTTGACTCTGGTGAAGTGCCTAATATGCTATTCACTGGTACAGCGGGACTTGGAAAGACAACCGTAGCCAAAGCACTATGTAATGAACTAGACTTGGACTACATTTTAGTTAATGGATCCGAAGAAGGTAACATTGACACCTTGCGTGGTAAGATTAAGCAGTTTGCTTCGTCTGTATCATTGCAAGGTGGCTACAAGGTGGTTATCCTTGATGAGGCTGACTATCTAAATCCACAGTCTACGCAACCAGCATTGCGTGGCTTTATTGAAGAGTTCTCGAACAATTGTCGGTTTATCCTGACATGTAACTTCAAGAACCGTATTATCGAACCACTCCACTCACGGTGTGGCGTCTATGAATTCAACACGTCTAAGAAGCAGATGGCTACTTTAGCTGAAGGTTTCTTAGGTCGTCTTGGCACAATTCTTAATTCAGAGGGTGTAACCTATGAAACAAAAGATGCGGCAGAGATCATCCTTAAACACGCCCCCGACTGGCGAAGGATTCTTAATGAAGCACAACGTTCTGGAACGAGTGGGCACTTGGTTATTAGTAATCGGATGGTGGGCACTAGTAGTCAGTATAATGATCTCTTAGGACATCTTAAAGATAAGAACTTTAAGAAGATGCGTACATGGGTTGTTAACAACATTGATGTTGATGCTTCTGCTATCTTTCGTGGTATCTACGATGCTATGGGTGAAAAGGTTTCCCCACAGTCAATTCCTCAACTAGTTCTAATCCTAGCAGATTATCAATATAAGAATGCCTTTGTCGCAGATCATGAGCTAAACGTTGTGGCTTGTATGACTGAGATCATGGCTAACGTGGAGTTTGTCTAATGTTAGTATTATACACCAAGGATAAGTGCGTTTATTGCCATTTTCTCAAAGAGAAGCTTGATGATTGGGGCATGAAATATGAAACGGTTCATAATGAGCCATTACCAAAAGGCCATTCCACCTATCCACAATTGTATTACAAGGGCAGAGACGTACAGCTAGGATCTTCTACGGATCTTGATAGAAGCAATCTTGAAGGTCGTATTGAGCGTATTGAGTGGCCTAACATTGATGGTGGTATCGAATGAGTAAAGGATTAAGTCCATTCGATTGGCTCAACGCAATCAACTCAAGTAAGAAGGACATCATGATAGACGATATGACCGAGAAGTCATATTCCGCTTTTATGATCAACAGATCATTAAGTTACTTTCCAGACACAGTAGCGGTGGCTAATGAAATGAACATTAACCACCACCTCGACAGCAAACTACAGTTTCAATTTCTTATAAATATAGTAAGGAAAAGAAAACGCTTTTCTAAGTGGACTAAGGCGTCTACTGAAAGTGATATTGAAGCTGTCAAGGAATATTATGGGTATAGTAACAGAATCGCCCTACAAACTTTGGCTCTATTGTCACCTGAGCAATTAACGATAATTAAGAATAAGGTGAATAAGGGTGGAAAAAGAAGAAACTAAGATTGTGGAGTGGACTCCCAAGCATATGCTTGAGATTACTCTAAATGAACCAGATGATTTCCTTAAGATTAGGGAGACATTGACTCGTATCGGTGTGGCAAGTAGGAAAGATAACAAGCTGTTTCAGTCCTGTCATATCCTACACAAACAGGGTAGATACTTTATCGTACACTTCAAAGAACTCTTCTTACTGGATGGTAAGAAATCAAACTTGGAAGAGAACGATCTCGCTAGACGAAATACCATTACAACACTGATGTCCGATTGGGGATTAGTATCAATCGTGTCTGGTCAGAATATGGAGCCTCTAGCCCCATTAAGACAGATTAAAATCATTCCCTTCAAAGAGAAGGTGAAGTGGGAACTATGCCCCAAGTACAACATAGGTAACAAGTAGAAGACTTTAAATGACTAAATAAGGGCGTAGTGCAGAATTACTCTGGCTATTAACCCATTCTTGCTTTACAGGAGAAACCATTATGATAAGCAAACACACTACAGCCACAGGGCTATTTCCATCCGCCGCATTCGTGGGCTTTGATCACCTTTTTAAAGAATTGGATCATGTTACTAAACATGCCCATGATCATTATCCACCTCACAATATCCTCAAGACATCTGAGAGTGACTATCTAATTGAGTTAGCAGTCGCAGGTTTCAGTAAAGAGGGTATCGACATTGAGTTGCATGAACGGACATTAACTGTTACTGGAGAACACAAAAGTAAGGGTCGTGAATACGTTCATCGTGGTATTTCCACGAAGAAGTTCAAACGCACCTTTAGGCTATCAGAACACGTGCAAGTGCACGGAGCAGATATTCAAGACGGTATTCTAGCAATTAAATTGAACTTTATCGTCCCAGAAGATCAGCGTCCTCGAAAAATCAATATTGGTTCAGAGGATAAACCTAACAATGCAACACATACTAACAGCCCATAGCTTTTCGGTTCGGGCAATCGAAACAATCTTTGAAGCGTTCAGATCGCTTTATGCACACCGCAGACATGCATCATTAGTTCGTGAAACTGTTAAAGAGTTGAACAAACTATCTACAAAAGACCTAAATGATATCGGTCTATGTAGAGGTGACATTTACAGCATTGCCAACCGCAGTGTAGGACATTTAAGTGAACGAATTAACTTTAGCGATGAATTCATCAAAGAAGTAAATCCTAACTTGAAAGGTTCAGTGTAATGGCTACTGCAATCTTGAACTACGTTAACACACCACTTAGTGGGTTGTTTAGCGGATTTAACAGCTTCTTTCTAACCGTAGGTAAGGCTCGTGCCGCATCCGAATTGGCTAGAATGGGCTACCATGAAGAAGCTAAGTATCTAATGATGACAGATACCAAAGATCTTTAAATATAAAGGGGGGCAATTAATGCCCCCCTTTACCATTTGGGGTTTGACATTATCCCATATTTGTATTATAATGAGCTAACAAACTTGAAGGAGTAAATATGTCGTTCTATACGTCTATCAACAAATACGGCAACACGCTCTTATATCGTGGTTATAACGATAATGGATCTGCAATTACCAAGCGGATCAAGTTCCAACCAACCCTATACATTACATCTCAAGATCGTGATAACCCACCTTGTCGTGGCTTAGATGGTTGGCCTCTAGCTCCTATGCACTTTGGATCTATGAAAGAGGCTATGGACTTTCGTGACAAGTACAAGGATCTTGAGTCTTTCAAGATCTATGGTAACACCAACTTCATTGCACAGTTCGTTACTGAACGTTTCCCTAATGATATCAAGTTCAAGAAAGAGCATGTAAACGTAGTAAACTTTGATATTGAGGTTGCTTCTGATGAAGGCTTCCCTAAACCAGAAGATGCGCTATTCCCTGTTATCTCAATTGCTTTGAAATCAAGTAAGTCTCAAGTCTACCATGTGTGGGGTCTTGGTGACTATGACTATGAGAAGACAGAATTAAACATGGGCAGTGACCTCATACAATACACCAAGTGTGCTAGTGAAGAGGAACTACTTACTAAGTTCTTAACCTATTGGGAGAAGAACCCACCTGACATTATTACAGGTTGGAACATCAAGTTCTTTGACGTGCCTTACTTGGTTAATCGTTTGGCTCGTATTGGATCTCCTGCGGCAGTTAAGCGGATGTCTCCTTGGAATATGGTTAATGACCGTAACAAGACCATCATGGGACGTGAGCACCAATACTATGATTTGGTTGGGATCCAACAAGCCGACTACATGGAGTTGTTCAAGAAGTTTGGTTACTCATACGGTACACAAGAGTCCTATGCCCTAGACCATATTGCACACACAGTTTTAGGTGAGCGCAAGTTGTCCTATGAAGAGCATGGATCGTTGCACGAGTTGTACAAGAATGACTATCAGAAGTTCATCGACTATAACATCCGTGATGTTCAAGTCGTGGAGCGTATTGATGAGAAGATGGGCTTGATTGCTCTAGTTCTGACTATGACATATCGTGGTGGCGTGAACGTATCTGACACATTCGGCACTACAGCCATTTGGGATAGCATCATTTATCGTAAGTTGGCTCAAGACAATATCATTGTTCCGCCTGTTCAAGATCACCCTAAGATGTCATATCCGGGTGGGTATGTTAAAGATCCTATGGTTGGTGCTCATGATTGGGTTGTATCATTTGACCTTGCGTCACTCTATCCTAACCTGATTGTTCAATACAATATGTCACCTGAGACACTAATGCCTGGTATGGTAGAAGGTGGCGTGGAACGTTACTTGAATGGATCCCCAGCTAATAGCGAGTATTCGGTTGCGGCTAACGGTTCACAATATCGTAAAGACAAGCAAGGCATCCTACCAAAGATCATTGTAGATTACTATGCGGAACGTAAAGCCGTTAAGGGTAAGATGATCGAAGCCAAGAAGCGTTTCGAGAAGACAGGGTCTATCGAAGATGAGAAGCTGATCAATAACCTTGAGAACCAACAGATGGCTATTAAGATCCTATTGAACTCTTTGTATGGTGCGTTAGGCAACCGCTACTTCCGTTACTACGATTTGCGTTTGGCAGAAGGCATTACGTTGTCTGGTCAGTTGTCCATTCTATGGGCAGAGAAAGCCGTAAACAAAGAGATGAATTCTATTCTCAAAACAAAAGATAAAGACTATGTGATTGCGATTGATACTGACTCTTTGTATGTCTCGTTTGCTGATCTCGTCAATAGGCTAGATCTCAAAGATCCTGTCAAAGGATTGGATAAGATCTGTGAAGAGCATTTTGTTAAGAAGCTAGGGATTTCATACGCTGAGTTGTTTACTCACATGAATGCCCTTACAAACCGTATGGACATGGAGCGTGAAGCGATTGCAGACCGTGGTATTTGGACTGCCAAGAAGCGGTACATCTTGAATGTTCATAACAACGAAGGTGTGCAGTACACAGAACCTAAGCTTAAGATCATGGGTATTGAAGCTATCAAATCTTCTACGCCTATGGTAGTTCGAACCAAACTTAAAGAGATCTTTCATGTAATTATCAACGGTACTGAGCAAACAACTCAACAGTACATTTCGGACTTCCGTAAAGAGTTTAACACTCTAGGACCCGAAGCGGTATCATTCCCTCGTGGGGTGAGCGATGTCGATAAGTGGGTAGCAGTTCCAAGCACTCAGAACAAGAATAAGCCTTATGCAAAAGGTTGTCCTATTCATGTTCGTGGTGCGTTGGTTTATAACAACGAGATCAAACGTCTTTCGCTGAACAAGCGTTATGGACTAATCCAGAATGGCGAGAAGATCAAGTTTGCATACATGCGTCTACCCAACCCACTCAAAGAGAACGTTTTGGCGTTTCCACAATATCTACCTCAAGAGATGGCTCTACATAAGTACATCGATTATGAAAAGCAGTTTGAGAAGACGTTCCTAGATCCCCTAGAGCCTATCTTATCTGCGATTGGTTGGAGACACGAAGACACAATGACATTAGAGGACTTTTTTGTATGAATTACATATTTGACGTAGACGGAACGCTTACACCTAGTAGATCTAAGATGGATAAGGAGTTCCTAGAATTCTTTACTAATTGGATTGCTACCCATAAGACAACATTGGTCACAGGATCTCCAAAGGAAATGACCATAGATCAGATTGGCTTTGACCTATGGGAGAAACTAAAAGTCTATCAGTGTTCTGGTAATGATGTCTATAATAAGGGAGTTGGTATCAAAACAAATGATTGGAAACTGACTAACGAAGCCAACCTGTTCTTGCTTGATAGATTGTATGGATCGTTGTATAGTGTTAGGACAGGTAAGCATTTTGATCACCGTCCTGGGTTGTGTAACTTCAGTGTGGTTGGTCGTGGTGCAGGACCTTATCAACGCCAAGACTATGTTTGGTATGATGAGATGACTAATGAACGTAAAGCAATTGCTGATGAGTTCAACTATAGATTCAAGGGTCACATTCAAGCTACAGTAGCTGGTGACACTGGATTGGATATCACCCCTGTAGGATGTGGTAAGGCTCAGATCCTACCAGATTTTGAAGGAGAGATAGTCTTCTTTGGAGACAAGACTGCACTAGGTGGTAATGACCATGATATTGCGGTAGCGGTAAGTAGTAGGCCACAGAGTGTGGTACATGCAGTAAAGTCGTGGGAAAATACCTACGAAGTATTAAAAGGAATTGTTTAATGCCTATTTGGAAATCATCTAGAAACAATCTAGTCGATAAGATTGCGCAATGGCACCATGATCGCAACTTGATTGAGGGTAGTACCGATAAAGATCAATATATGAAGTTGATCCAAGAAGCAGGGGAGTTGTCTGATAACATCTGCAAGGGTCAAGACATTCGTGATGACATTGGTGATATGATGGTTGTTCTTATCAACATCATGACACGTAATGAGTTGACTATGGAAGAGTGTCTACAGGTTGCTTATGATGATATCAAAGATCGTAAAGGTAAGATGATTGATGGTGTCTTTGTTAAAGAGGGTGATATGCAACCACTGCCCCATGAGATGTCTTATGAAAAGTCTTTACAAACGGAATAGGGTGTGTTATACTAACGTATAGATAAGGATATAATATGTACTCGTTGACAGTATTCAAGAATCAGTATGATAACAAAACAGACAAGCGGATTGACTTCCAAACTTGGCCTGAGTTTGTTGAACTATTGCGGAAGCTGTCAACGACACCATCCGAAGGGAAAAAGCATGCAGAACTTATATCACCAGCTGTTTATACATCTGGTACAACTAGATCGAACAAAAATGTCCTGTCTTGGGGATGTTGGGGTGCTGTTGATGTTGACGATCATGTCTTCGAAGGGAACCTAGAACATGAGCTTGCTTCTAAGTACGGTGATTATAATTACGTTGTTTATAGCACTGCTAGTAGCACGGACGTACATCCTAAGTTTCGCATTGTATTCGATCTTGAAACAGAGGTTGAGCAATCTAGAATTCATCACTTCTGGTATGCCCTCAATAAGTGGCTTGGTTCAATTGGAGATGCACAGACTAAGGACATGTCTCGTATGTATTACATACCAGCTGACTACCCTAACGCTAACAGCTTCTTTTATGTTAATACTGGTCGGCCTATTGATGTCGATGCTCTTCTAGCATCACACCCATATGACAAAAGTCGTGATAGTAAGAACTTTATAGACCGTCTCTCACCAGAGATGCAAGTCGCCGTTCTAGAGCACCGCAAATCAAAACTAAACAATACTCAGTATACTTGGACAGGTTATCGTGACTGCCCATTCTGGCCTAAGAATCTAGCAATCGAATACGCTTCGATCAGTGAGACTGGTTGGTATTCTAAGATGTATGCTATAATGGTTAAGACGGCAGGAAATGCAAGCTATCGTGGTTATCCCATAACGTCTGATCAGATTGCAGAGATGTGTTCTCAGTTTGATGCAGAGAATGGAAATTGGTATAACAACCGTCCACTGCAAGTTGAAGCAGATCGGGCATTGGAATATATATACAAAAATGGAGTTATATAATTATGATTATTATACACAATGGAGCAAAGTTAGGATGGTGGTTATGAAGGCACAACGTATTGCAAAGGATCGTACCGCTCGTGTACGCCGTTCCGTGATTAAGGGGATTATTGAGGGTAAGACTAAAAGACTTTATGCCAAACTTCGTCGTATGAGAAAGATGGGTAAATGACACGGATCATTGCAGGTCCTTGTCAACACGAAAGCTTTGAACAGTCCATGGAAATTGCGGCTGAGTGCGAAAGTGTGTGTCGGAGCTTTGGGTTTGATTACATATTCAAAGCAAGTTATGATAAGGCTAACCGAAGTCATGAGAGTGGAGTTCGTGGTGTTGGTATAGATAAGACACTTAAAGCATTTAGGGAGATGCGGAAAGAACTTCCTAATCTTCAGATCCTTACTGATGTTCACACAACAGGGGAGATTAATAGAGTAAAGGGTACTGTTGATGTATTACAAATTCCAGCATTCCTAGCAAGACAAACAGATCTTATTAAGGTCGCATGTGAAACAGACTGTATCGTGAATATCAAGAAAAGCCAATTTATGGCACCTTGGGATATATCTGGTGTGCTATCCAAAACAGAAGGAGCTAAAGAAGTATGGATTACAGAGAGAGGTGTTTGTTTTGGTTATAACAATCTTGTGGTCGATTTTAATGGTATTCAGTACATGCTTGATAACTACGATGTACCGTTGGTATTTGATGCAACACACTCGGTACAAAAGCCTAGTGCACTCGGTAAATCTTCTGGTGGTAATCGTGATTACGTTGCAGGTCTTACTCGTTCTGCCTCTGCTTTGGGCGTTAACAACTTCTTTTTAGAGGTACATAAGGATCCGCCAAGCGCACCAAGTGATGGTGCTAATATGGTGTATCTAAAAAACTTTAAGGATATAGTCTATGATATCTACCGCTATTCTTATTCCCGCTAGATGGGGATCTACTAGATACGAAGGTAAGCCATTAGTAGATCTTGATGGAAAGCCTATGATCAAACGTGTGTTTGATGAGTGTACAAAGTCTGGACTAGACACGTTTGTGCTCACAGATGATATGCGGATCTTTGAACTGTTTGGATCTGGACAATGTTGGATAGATGAAACCCCTTATAATAATGGTACAGAAAGATGTGCAGGGGCTATTGACAATGGGTTCTTTCATAAGTATAATCGCTTTATTAATGTTCAAGGAGATATGCCAGACGTTACTGTGGATGTGATCTATATGATCCTCAAGGGATTGAATACATATGACGTGACTACAGTGTGCGCTAAGAATCCAAGTCTAGATCCTAATTGTGTTAAGGTTGACAGAGATGTTAAAACCAATACAGCCAAATCGTTTACTCGTACTTTACTATTAGATGAGCACCACTTAGGTGTATACGGATATAGTAGAGAAGCATTGCAATTCTATGGTACGACACCTTGTGCCATGGAGATTGAACACGGTTTGGAGCAACTTAGGTGGATGCATATGGGCACAACAATTGGTTGTCATCCTGTTGAGTGGGATGGTATAGAAATAAATACACCAAAAGATGCTAACGAATGGAAAAGAAAGAGGATATAAAATGGATGCGTTGACGATATGGATGGTGGTAGGATTTATATTCGCCGCTTACTCAGTAATAGCAAACGATTCGGTACAGACTTTGGGTACATGGATTGCAAGTAATAAAGAAAGATTTAGTTGGAAGACTATGTGGTTAGCCGCTTCTGGTGTACTACTCTATACCCTTTGGTATGGTTGGTATATGAATGGTGGTGATATCAGTTATGGAAGACTTAATAAGATTCCGTTTCAAGAAGTACAGTGGTATCATGCAATGGCACCAGCAGTACTTTTACTATTGACCAGAGTGGGGGTTCCAGTATCCACATCATTCTTGGTTCTATCGGCATTTGCTTCTACATTCGTGTTGGAGAAAATGTTAATGAAATCTATGATGGGCTATGCTGTTGCCGCAATTGCCGCTTATGGAATCTGGATGGTCGTAAGTAGACTACTAGACGAAGCAAAGCCTGTTAAAGAAGAACACAAAACATATTGGCGAGTGGGACAATGGGTAACAACAGGGTTCCTGTGGTTTACTTGGCTGAGTCATGACATGGCAAATATTGCAGTGTTCCTTCCACGCACCTTAGACGTTCCATTGATGATTATGATTAGTGTAGTCTTTGTTGGTGGTTTGGCATTCATGCTACGTGAAGGTGGTGGTAAGATCCAACAGATTGTTATTGAGAAGCACAACACACGTTATGTACGTTCTGCTACTATTATCGATGCAGTCTATTGGGCAATTCTAGTATTCTTTAAAGAGTTGAATGATATTCCTATGTCAACAACATGGGTGTTTGTAGGTCTCTTATGTGGACGTGAGTTAGCAATGGCTACATATACAGGTAAGGGAAAAATCAAGACAGTGTTTCCATTAATAGGTAAAGACTTCTTGAAGATGATGGTTGGGCTTGGTGCTTCGTTGGGAATTGTCCTTATGATACATTACGTCCTAGTACCGAATGGATATTAAATGATAGCAGGTAAAGTGTGGGGTGGAACAGAACTAGTAGAAGCCAATGGCGCACTAGAGTTCCACAGAATTGAAATGAATAAAGGTGGAGTATGCTCTAAGCATCTCCACGAATTCAAATGGAATGGTTTCTATGTCGAGAGTGGGCGTATGCTTATTCGTGTTTGGCAGAATGATTATGATCTTGTTGACGAGACTATTCTAGATCCTGGGATGTACACTAAGGTAAGGCCTGGGGTGTATCATCAGTTTGAATGTCTTGAAGAGGGTGTTGCCTTCGAATTGTATTGGGCAGAATTCAATCATCAAGATATTAAAAGAGAAACTGTAGGGCATGGCTAAGCCCAATACTAAATTTGAATTAAGCGTGAATGATATTGCGCTAATTGATGAGGCTCTAGCTCTACTGCAACACCATAGAATGGGTGCAGTGGGCTTTGAGACAAGTGAAATTGAGGAATTAAAGGCCAAGATCTTCCATCAGAAAGTGTGGTATAGAGTAAAGGTCGGTTTTCAAGGTGGTGGGTAATATGCGTATTGCAGTGGTTGGTTATGGATTTGTGGGTAAAGCTGTTGAACATGGCTTTACCTACAAGGATAATAAATTGCAGTTAATAGATCCTAATTTAGGTACAGATGTTTATGATGTAGATCCTGATACGGATGCGTCATTTGTTTGCGTACCCACACCATTTGGTGAAGACGGATCTATTGACGCCTCAACAGTTATAAGTGTGGTTACTAAACTTGCTTTGATAACAAACGGACTTATCATTATTAAGTCTACAGTCATTCCAAGTATAGTTAAACAGTTGTCTGGTATGTTTGATAGGGTGGTCTACAATCCTGAGTTCCTCACAGAACGAAACGCACTACACGACTTTGTTAATCCGCCTATGCACATTTTTGGTGGATCTGATCAGTCAACCGATGATCTACACAAGTTATATAAAGAATCGAGTAAATGTAAACCGTGTCCAGTACACAAGATGACTGCACAAGATGCATCGTTTGTTAAGTATGGGGTTAATTCGTTTCTTGCCACAAAGGTTATGTGGTTCAACCAATTTAAGGAGTTGATTGATGGAAATGGTTCTGATTACGATACTGTTATTAGTGCTATTGGTGTTGATGAGAGGATTCATTCTTCCCATACTGTGGTTCCTGGTGAAGATGGTCGTTTTGGTTTTGGTGGTGCTTGCTTCCCTAAAGATACTAATGCATTCAGTGCATTTGGTGGCGGAACAATGTCAATACTTGATCTAGTGATTAAAGAGAATAACAAGATCCGTTCACAATACGAACTGGATGATAGAGAAAAAGCGCAGAAAGTGGTTTACAACGTTTCCTAGATATGCTATAATGCATGAAAGGAGATGAATATGAAAGTAATGATCACAGGAATGGCGGGGTTTATAGGATATCACCTTGCCAACTCGCTACTAGACGATGGACATGAAGTTGTAGGATTTGATAACTTCAACCACTATTATGATGTTTCTCTAAAGAACGCTAGAGCAAACAATCTAAGAATGCGTGGTGTAGAGACATCCTATATGGATCTCAAAGATCTGGATAGTATCACTGATTTCATCATGGGAGAATACCCCGACATCGTAATGCACCTAGCGGCATATGCTGGGGTTAGACATTCTCTTAATAATCCACAACAATACATTGATAATAACATGACAGGTTCGCAGAACTTGATCACAGCCTGTGAGGAAGCAGGTATTGAGAACATTGTGTACGCATCTTCGTCTTCAGTTATGGCAGGTAATCCTATGCCACAAGATGAATATGAAAAGCTACCACGTGCACTCAATCCATACTCATTTACTAAAGCCGCTAATGAAGCGCAGTTTATGTCTAGTCCAATTCGCAATACAGTAGGACTTAGGTTCTTTACGGTTTACGGTCCTTGGGGTCGCCCCGATATGGCACTATTCGATTTCACCACCAAGATCATTGATGAAGATCGTATTGATTTGTATAACTACGGTGATATGTCAAGAGACTTTACTTACATTGATGATATCATACAAGGTATCATGATTACGTTGAAGCACACACAGAGTCAGGGATTGCATCCTAATCATGAGGAACATTACAACGAAGTCTTTAACATTGCATATGGTAAACGTATCCCATTAACCGATTTTGTTGATGCTATTGAGGATAACTTGGGACGCAAGGCAATTCGTAATCCAGTCGCAATGCACAAAGCAGATGCAAAAGACACTTGGGCGTCTATTGACAAACTTAAGAAATTGGGGTATAATCCGACTACACCTATGAAAGATGGGGTTGCTAAGTTTGTAGGGTGGTATAAGGAATACTATAATGTCAACTAAACGTGTGGGGCTAACTGCCTCTACATTTGATTTATTGCATGCAGGTCATGTGATGATGTTGCGTGAGGCTAAGTCACAATGTGATTGGCTAATCTGTGCCTTGCAGATTGATCCCTCTGTTGATCGTAATGAGAAGAATAGTCCTATACAAACCATTGTAGAAAGACAAGCACAACTTGAAGCTATTGAATATGTTGATGAGGTCATTATCTACTGTACAGAATCAGATTTAATTGATATAATTAACATGTATCCAATTAATGTTCGCATACTTGGTGACGAATATAAGAATAGAGACTTTACTGGTAAAGAGCTTGCTCGACAGTTGGGGATCGAAACATATTATAACAGTCGAACACATAGGTTCTCTACGAGTGATCTACGAGAACGTGTTTGCAACGAAAGGAAGACTAAATGAGTATAATGGATAAACTCAAGAAGAACACGAAGCTGAAGGCCACGGAAGTGCTTTCTGAATCGGACTTCTTCAACAACAAGGTCATGGTTCCAACATCGGTTCCTATGGTCAATGTTGCTTTGTCTGGATCTGTGGATGGGGGTCTATCTCCGGGATTGACAGTTCTGGCAGGACCATCTAAGCACTTTAAGACATCGTTTGCCTTGCTTATGGCAGGGGCATATCTTGATGCCAACAAAGATGCTGTTCTATTGTTTTATGACAGCGAGTTTGGATCCCCACAAAGTTACTTCGAACAGTTTGGTATCGACACATCTCGTGTACTACACACACCTATTACTGATATCGAAGAACTCAAGTTTGATTTGATCTCACAACTAGAAGGCATGGATAAGAAAGATAATGTTGTTGTTGTTATCGATTCTATCGGCAACCTTGCATCCAAGAAGGAAAAGGATGACGCAGTATCTGAAAAGTCTGTAGGTGATATGACACGTGCCAAACAACTTAAGAGTTTGTTCCGTATGTGTACACCATACTTGGCTATGAAGGATATCCCATTGTTGGCTGTTAACCACACATATCAAACTCAAGAGATGTTCTCTAAAGCAGTTGTGTCTGGTGGTACAGGTATTTACTACTCTGCTAATGATATCTGGATCCTTGGTCGTAGACAAGTTAAGACTGGTACAGAGATTACAGGGTATGACTTTGTTATCAATATTGAGAAGTCTCGTTCTGTTAAAGAGAAGTCTAAGATCCCTATCTCAGTATCATGGGAAGGTGGAGTTGAGAAGTATAGTGGGTTGTTAGAGGTTGCTCTTGCAGGTGGATTTGTTCGTAAACCAACTATTGGTTGGTATGAGGGTATTAATCCAGAAAGTGGTGAAGTTCTTACATCTAAGTCACGTGCGGCAGATGCGCTCAAAGAAGAGTTCTGGACACGTATCATGGCAGAGACAGACTTCAAAGACTTTATCAAACGTACCTTCACTATTGGTTACAAGAGTGATATCAACTTCGATGAGTTAGTAGAGGAAGTGTAATGAAATACGATGAACAGTTCAATAGGGAACTACCCGAAGAGAATGTAGATTATGAGATGGTTCCTGGGGAAGAGGAAAACTGGTGTATTCGTATCATGACAGGCAATTTCGTAGAAACTGTATTTGCTTTCGGTGAGTTGAAGGTTAGTGGCGAAAATGAAGAGCCAATGATGTCGTTCAACTTTGATATCATATCTACACCAGATCCCGATCTAGAACCCGAAGATACTGCTTTACAATTAGTCGTAGGTGATGTATTATCGGCAGTATTAGTAAATTCGATTAAAGATGAATCGGTAGCAACAAGGGAATCAAAATGAATATAGATCAGGTAATACTTCGCAACATATTGGTTGACGAAAACTACATGCGCAAGGTACTACCTTTTATCAAGCCCGAATACTTCGGGAATGTATATTCTAAGCTGTTTCTAGAAGTAGGGAAGTTTGTTGGCAAGTACAACAGGCTTCCCACCCTAGAGTCATTCAAGATCGAACTTGATGAAGCTTCTGGATTATCTGATGCCGTATACAATGAAGCGGTTCAGCTACTACCAGAAATCTTCAAGATTGAAGAGATCGACATGGAATGGCTAGTTGATAAGACTGAGAAGTGGTGTCAAGATCGTGCGGTTCATAATGCAATCATGGAAGGTATTAGCATCATTGATGGTAAGCACCAATCCCTGACTAAGAATGCTTTGCCTGATCTGTTGTCTGATGCTTTAAGTGTTAGCTTTGATGCCAACATTGGTCACGACTATATTGAAGACTTCGATAAGCGTTTCGACTTCTATCACGCTGATGAAGAGAAAATGCCTTTCGATATTGAGATGCTAAATACAATCACTAAAGGTGGTATTCCTAACAAGTCTCTAAACGTTATCCTTGCAGGCACAGGCGTTGGCAAATCTCTTGCCATGTGTCACTTTGCTGGTGCCGCTATGGAGCAAGGTAAGAACGTTCTCTATATCACAATGGAGATGAGCGAAGAACGTATTGCGGAACGTGTTGATGCGAATATTCTAAACGTTCCTATTAACGAACTAGACACACTGTCTCGTGATGCATACTCTGAAAAGATTGCACGTCTTCGTAAAGGCAACTGTGGTAAGCTTATTGTTAAAGAGTATCCAACAGGTTCTGCACACTCAGGACACTTTAGAGCACTACTAAATGAATTAAAGCTAAAGAAGAAGTTCAAGCCAGATATCATCTTTATTGACTATCTGAACATCTGTTCTTCTTCACGTATGAAAGCAATGGGGGGATCAATCAATTCTTATACTTACATTAAAGCGATTGCAGAAGAACTTCGTGGACTGGCAGTGGAATTCGATCTCCCGCTCTTCACTGCAACGCAAACGACACGTTCTGGTTTTGGTAACTCGGATGTTGGGCTTGAAGACACGAGTGAGTCTTTTGGATTACCCGCTACGGCAGACCTGATGTTTGCTTTGATAGCAACTGAGGAATTAGATGCTGTTGGTCAAGTTATGGTTAAACAGCTTAAGAACCGATACAATGACGTTAGTACTAATAAGCGGTTTGTTGTGGGTATAGATAAATCACGAATGAGACTGATGGATGCCGAAGGGGATCCGACTGAAGGTCTGATGAAGGATATTCCTGTATTCGATAATACCACCGCACAAGAGAAATTCAATAACTTCAAGATGGAATGATACGATGAAAGTATGGACAGTAGTAACACCTCAACCCTCAAAAGAACTGTTTGAGGGGGGTATCAAAGATGCTCAAGATCTTATTAGTTATTGTGCTA